CTGTGGGATGACTTCCGCACCGACTACGGCACCACCTCCCACTTCGGTGGGGTCGATGCTGGGGAGTTCCTGGTGTGGTTGGGGTATTGACCCCCCTGCTGTTCGTTCGTGAATCAGCAGTGTCCCCGCCCCCGTCCTTATGGGCGGCGGATCGCGTAAGGGCGTTCTTAAGCCCCTAAGCCCCCTAAGCTAAAATCAATGGGTCCCCCTAACCTACAAAGTGTTACGAATGAGAAGTAAATATTCTTCTATATAAAAACAAAAACAAAGTTTTTGTTGACTCAAAATGAAAAAAAATTCCGGAGAAAATTTTAGGTCCCTACAGGTCGATCCAATTACTGGTGAATATTATGTTATAATACCAGAATGGATGGCAAATGAACTGTCCTGGTATGAGGATACAGAAATCAAACTATCTCTTGATGGTGATGAAATTATATTATCTGAAAAAGAGATAGATTGACAAATTATAGATAATATTGTATGATACTGATGTAATTACACTTTCTTATGGCTAAAGGATTTACGGTAAAAGCAAAAACGCCCGTAGTTTCGAAAGAAGCAGAATGGGATTATGAAAAGGCAAAAGAACTAATACGCGGAAAGTCTATTGTTTTTTGTCTTCCAGGAAGAGGAGTTTCTTATACTTACCTCAAGAACTTTGTACAACTTTGTTTTGATATTGTACAGGCAGGGGGAAGTATTCAGATCTCACAAGACTATTCTTCAATGGTGAATTTCGCCCGTTGTAAATGTCTTGGTGCGAACGTTCTACGTGGACCAGATCAATTCCCCTGGGATGGAAAACTTAACTATGACTGGCAACTATGGATTGATAGTGATATTGTTTTCAATACAAATAACTTCTGGCAACTCGTTCTAATGGAAAAAGAGATTGCGGCAGGATGGTATTGTACTGAAGACGGACACACAACGTCTGTAGCACACTGGTTAGAAGAAGATGATTTCCGTAATAATGGTGGAGTGATGAATCATGAAACTTTGGAATCTATCTCCAAGCGTAGAAAACCATTCACAGTCGATTACACTGGATTTGGATGGTTACTGATTAAAAATGGAGTCTTCGAACACCCAGAGATGAAGTATCCTTGGTTTGCGCCAAAGATGCAAGTTTTTGAGTCTGGTGAAGTTCAGGACATGTGTGGAGAGGATGTGAGTTTTTGTTTAGATGCAAAAGACGCAGGCTTCGAAATTTGGTGTGATCCTCGCGTCAGAGTTGGTCACGAAAAAACGAGAATTATTTGATGGAAAACAAATCCTCACGATTCAACATACTCTGCAAAGGAGAGAAAATTTTCTCAGATCTTTCTGAAGAAGAATTTTTCGATGCAATGGAGGATCTAGCTCAACAGTTCTATGAAACAGGTTCTCCCGAACCTCATGAAATCACACACGAATTTTTGGAGTAAAGTATGGCTGTAAAAGCAAAAGGTGGTTTGAATAAGTATAGTTCTTATATTCCTGGACCGCCTAAAAAATCTCGTCAGGGCACAGGAAATGGAACAAAATACGCAGCGTCTTCTCGCAATGGAGCACGAAAAAAATATAGAGGACAGGGTAAATAAACTATAAATTGAGTAAATAGTTAAAGTAATTCAAATAAACTATGTCTTGTTTAATTACGAATCTTCCCTCACAAGAAATCTGGGTTCGTAAAGAATATTTGACCGATCATCAAAGTGGTTGGGGAGAATTTGTAAAAGGCGTTTGGGTATCAGCAAAGTCGATGCCTGGACGTGCTTTTTATTTTGAAACCTATTTACCAGAATATGCTGCGATGTATGATAAACTGCCTATTAGTGCTTTTTTATCTCGTCCAGAAACTCCAAATCCAGATTTAGATCTACCTAATCTTCAATTTTGGAACTGTATGGACTATGGAGTCGTCGCAATTCAGAAACAATTTATTGGATCAATGGACTATGAGTGTTATACCCGTGATTTTGGACCTCAAAAAGGCACTTATATCTGCACATTAGACAACTATCATCAAGATCCAGATGTGATTGACTACGCCACAAGTGAAAATCCGGCAGAACATAAGTCACATAATCTAATTGAGTTGCAAAATGGTCAATTCGCACTCTATCCTAACAATAGAATACGAATTTACGACAATAGTTTAACTCCAAAAGACCCAAAAACACCAGATTTTAAGGTTTCTACACGTTTTTATCAAGTCGAAAACAGTTATGAACGACTTGCGATGGGTAATGAAGATGAATATTTTTGGAAAACCTCTCAAGAGAGAGATAAAGAATACGATTAAAAGAAAAATAAATAATTTTTTGCCCTATTAAGGGATAGAAACCCCTTAAAAAGTTCTAATTTCTCTTATTTTAGAACAATTTATGGCTACCCAACCAAATCCGGATAGAAATTTAAATTACATGTACCAAATGTGGGGAACAACTCATCTTGTGACTGATTACCATACACCAAAAAAGGTAATTCAAGAGATTATGCACGATGATTTATCACCAAAAAAACATCATTTAAAAGAACAAACCGAATTACATCAAAAAATTAGGAATGATGAAGATTATGATGACTGGGAGTATGGTACAGAACCAAATTATGGTATAAGTGGGCTATAAATAAAGACAATACTTGAGTAAATCAGTGGTTCAAAGAATATCTCGCCAATTTAAAGATATTAGCTTGTCTTTCGACATGCATCCTGTAACGCGAGATATTCTTATTCTTAAAGATGCGGATGCAATTAAACGATCAATTCGTAATATTGTTCAAACACTGCCTGGTGAACGATTTTTTAACTCAACACTTGGGTCAAATTTATCAACAAGTTTATTTGATTTTATTGATTTTGGTACGGCATCAACAGTTCAGACTCAAATTACCAATACAGTGCAGAGTTATGAACCAAGAGCAGAAAATGTGACTGTAGAAGTCGCTCCACGATATGATGAAAATGCATTTGATGTGACTGTTTATTTTGATGTTATTGGGCAAGACTTTCCTAGACAACAATTTAATTACATTTTAGAGGCAACAAGAAGATAAAATGCCTTTTACAAAATTTACAAATCTAGATTTCGATCAAATTAAGATATCCATCAAAGATTATCTCCGTGCAAACTCTACATTTACGGATTTTGACTTTGAAGGATCAAATTTCTCTGTATTGATTGATACTTTAGCGTATAATACTTATATCACAGCATTCAACTCAAATATGATTGTGAATGAGTCTTTTCTGGACTCTGCAACGCTTCGTGAGAATGTAGTATCCCTAGCTAGAAATGTAGGGTATGTTCCACGCTCAACAAAAGCAGCAAAAGCAACAATTTCATTTAATATTTCAACTAATACAACATCTCCGCAAGTTACTTTAAAGTCTGGATTAGTTTGTGTTGGTGGAAACGGTCAAAACTCTTCATATGTATTTTCAACTCCAGAGGATGTGACTGTGAGTGTCACAAATGGCGTTGCTAAATTCTCTAATCTATCTGTTTTTCAAGGGATTTTCCTGAATAAAAATTTTACTGTAGATTCTTCTTTAAATCAAAGATTTTTACTTGATAATCCTGGTATAGATACGAGTACAATTAGAGTTAAAGTTGGAAGTAGAACTTATCGTGTGATTGATAATTTATTTGAAGTTAATAGAGAATCTGAAATTTTCTTAATTCAAGAAGTTTCTGACGAAAAGTACGAACTTTTATTTGGAGATGGTGTTTTTGGTAAAAAACTTACAAATGGTGAAACTGTTAAAACAAGTTATATTGTGACCAATGGTGAAGATGGTAATGGTCCAAGAGTATTTACATTCTCTGGAACTATTGTAGATTCAAATGGAATAGCAATTGATCCGACTGGAACTGTCTCTGTAACCACTGTAAATGCCTCTACAGGAGGTTCTTCGATTGAGTCTATAGATTCGGTCAAATATTTTGCTCCTAGACTCTATTCGTCCCAGTATCGCGCTGTGACAGCAAGAGATTATGAGTCGATTATTCAACAGGTTTATCCAAATACAGAATCAGTATCAATCGTGGGTGGAGAAGAATTAGATCCTCCACAATTTGGAACGGTTCTAATTAGTAT